CTTTGGCAATCCTCCGGTCCAGGTTGTTATAGAAGGTTTCAATGGAGGTGCTGTTACTCCAAGCACCGTGTTTGTCCAACGTCGGAGGCTCGAGCCGTCGGGCAACCTCCTTGCCGAAGTAATGCTCAATGTCCATTAGGGCCCCGCCCTCGACGTCATCGAAGACTAGATCGTAGTTGTCGAAGGCGGGGTTCTGACAAGCCTCCGCAAAGCAGGACAAGGACAGCCATGTCTTCCCGCTGGCCGAGTCCCCGACCAAGTAGTAGTAACCTCCCTTGAGGAAGGCGACGGCCGGGTTGTCGGCGCAGGCCAGGTTCAATAGGGTGGACCCGCTGCTCACCCCGTTCTTGAGGGACGGGGTGAGCTTCTTACGACGGGCCAGTAACAGTTTGCGGGAATCAATCATCGTCGTCGTCCCCGTTGACTTCGGCCTTTACCTTCTTCTTCTTGGGTGCCGGCTCGTCGTCGTCATCATCCGAGTCCTCGACCCGCTTTTTCTTCGGGGCCGGCTCATCATCATCGTCGTCCTCGTCCTCGTCCTCGTCCTTAGACTTCTTGCCCTTGGGCTTGTCATCCTCGTCGAAGTCATCCCAGTTCTCGTCCTCACCTTTGGCTTTCTTCTTGCCCTTCGGGGCCGGCTCGTCGTCGTCGTCATCGTCGGGTGGCGTCTCGTCATCCTCCACCCGCTTTTTCTTAGCCTTAGGAGCAGGCTCGTCATCGTCGTCATCGTCCACTTCCACCCGAGCCTTCTTCTTGGGTTTGTCGTCCCCGTCATCGTCGTCATCATCCTCGTCGGAGTCCGCCGGAGTCCGTTTGCCCTTCTTGCGGGCGTCTTCAACCTCGTCGTCCTCTTCCTTGTCGTCCTTCTCCTCGGCCGATTCCAGGAACCGTTCCTTCAGGACGTCGTATTCCTCCATCTTCAGGAGCTCATCCAAGTTGAACACCTGGTCGAGGAACTCGTTATCGTAGTCTTCCTTCCGGGTTTTGAAGTCGATCGTCTCCGCCTCCACGAAGGACCGACCGCCGAAGGACTTCTCCGCAAACCCGACCTTGAGGGTGAGCCCACCTTCCAGCCGATAGAACAAGTCCCACTCGTCCTCCTCGTCCGAGTCCCTAATCCGGGCGTCGAGCAGCCGGCCGAAGAGGTGGTAGGAGATGTCGAACAACTGGATGCCCTTGTCTGGCTCCTTGAGGTTACGGATGTTGAAGAGCTGGCGCTCCCGCGGGGAGATGTCCTTGATCATAGCCTCGTTCTCGGCCGCGTCGTCCCGCATGAGGCGTTGGCGGTGTTCGCAGATGGGGCAGGGCTTCTTCCTCGTCATCCGGGGGCACAGGTAGGCGTTCTGATCCGCCCCGACCCGGCCGTGAAGGTGGTAAGTCCGCTCGTAGTGGAGCGAACCCTCTTGGGCGAACGGATTGTGTTTCCCGACCCGGTAAGGGAGGACATCCAACAAGTAGATGCCAACCTTCGGCCGGAACAATGTGGCCCCTTGTGGTAGTTTGAGGTAGGTGGCTGAAAAGCCCATCCCTTGTTCCTTCTTCTTCGCCCGATCGCGGCCTGACGTGTACTTGAGGCGCCGCTCCTCCCGCTCTTGCGTTCTAGACATAATGTCCTTTTGTTTATGGTTTTCGGTTGTTGTACTGTTCCTTCGCCCGAAGGTAGCCCGCCGTTCCAAACTTCATCACCAAGTAGGCGACTATTGGTAGCAGCAACACTCCAAGCAAAATGTAAAGAATGATCACTCCTCCTCTTCCTCTCTCCGTTGCCCGCGGGTCCGTATCCGTTCCTTCATCTTCTGTTCCATGGACTGCCGACCCTCCGCCGTGGTCGGTTTGACTTCGGAGAAGTAACCGGAGGTGTGCAAATCCACCAGCATCGCGAGGGCCCTCTTCTTGTGCTCGAGGGCACTCACGAGGGCCTGATCCAAGTCCTGCCGGTGCTTGGACTTGATCAACCGGGATTGGGCTTCCTTGTAAGGTGGTTGGAGGACTACGATCTCTTTGATCGCCGACTCGGTGACCTTCTCCAACCCATACTTGCCCGGTGTGGACCGGATGTGCTTGCAGAGGTCGGCGTCCACCACCTCCAGCTCGTTCTTAGCATACTCCACATCCCGCCGGGAGTCCGCAGCTTGGTGGGCGGCCTGTAGGTAATTGTGCGGGAGGTTGACGCATTCGTCACCGAGGCGGAGCTCGTCGATCTGGACGGTGATCTCCGCCCGTTCCCGCCGGGTCGTCTTTTCCTCGTTCCCGCTTTTCATGACATGGATCCGGCGGCGCCGGCTTGTTTGTCGGCCCGTTCGACGGCCTGCTTGTCGGTGTACTTGAAGTCCTTGTAACGTTTGGCCAGCTTCTCGATGTTACCCCTTAGGACTTCCTCGCGACCAACGTCCATGTATGGATTGGTCCGGAATTGTTCCAAGTAGAACTCAAGGTCGCCGAGCTCCTCCTTCACGTTCACCCTATCCAATGGTTTGTTGTAGATGACGTGGGCCTTTACGGCGTCCAACAATTCCCCGGCCTCGCTCGCAATACCGAGCATAGCGTGGAGTAGGTCCACCTTGACCGGATCCAAGGCGGCCAAGATCTCCGCCGGGTTCTTGACTAACGACTTCACCATCTGTTTGTGTTGTTGTTCGATGAGTTGCATATAGCTTTATTGATTCATTATCTCCCAGCAGGCTGCGGCGAGTCCTGCTTGTTTGCTGTTAAAGAAATTGTCGGCCATGACATCCAGTATGATGTAGGCCCGTGGAGCCAACTTGCCACCGCCTAACAGAACCTTCCGACAGTATCCCAAGATCATGTAACGGATGTGCTCCGGGTCCTCCTCTTCCAAGGCCCGCAAACAACCCGCCGCCTCGCTCCAGTTGTTCCGTCCGTAGAGTAGAACCTGAACCAGCTTCTTCACTACGATCTTGTCGAGCGTAGCCCCTTTGAGGGCGGAGAGTTGTTCGTCCTCCGAAGCCAACCCTCCAATCTGTTCCAGGATAACCAAGGCCTTGCGAGCGGATCCGTCGGCGGCCTCCACGAGGGCGTCCACCACATCCTCGGTGAGTTTGTACTTCTCCTTCGCGGCGATATCCCGGACCAACACCGCCAGGTATTTTAGGGACAGAGGAACGACAGAGATTTGGGTGCTCCGGGTGACGATGCCCTTGATCAACTTGTGAGGATCCGTCGTTGCTAACATGAAGTAAACTTTGGGCGGAGTGTCCTCGAGGACCTTGAGCAAGCCGTTCTGGGCGTCGTTGGTAAGTTTATGGCATTCGTCGATCAACCAAATCCGACACTCACCCGCCATCGGCCGGAGGTTAACAGCCCGGCGGATGTCCCTGACCGTATCAATCCCGCGGAAGTCCGCACAGTTGATCTCGAAGTAGTCCGGGTCGCCGCAGCCGAGCTTCTCCTTGAGAATCCTTCCAATGGTCGTCTTACCGCATCCCGACGGGCCGGCCAGCAGGATGGTCTGTGGAACCCGATTTTCCTGAACGAGCAGCTTCAAGCTGGAGACGGCCCCGTCCTGACCTAGTAAGTCCGATAGCCGGCGAGGCCGGTACTTCTTGTAAAGACTAGTTTCCATTTTGATCCATTATCTTCAAGAACCGGGAGGCGGACACCGCCTTCCCTTCGTGCTCGAACTTTCCATCTTTGTACTTCACCTCCCGCTTGGCAAACCAACTCTTGCCCGGCGGCGAGATCTCACACTCAATTTCCAACGGGATGATGAGCCACTTATAGTGGGTCCGCAACTCTTTTACGACGGAGGCTACGATCTCCAAATAGTCGGTGAGTTCCTCCTCCGGCACATCCCCAATCATACTGTCGTGGATCTGCCCAACGACCCGACTCTTCATGTCCGCCGCCCGCAGCTTCCGGTTGACCTGGATCAGGGACCAGAGCAGACAATGGAATGCACTCCCTTGAACCGGGAGGTTGATAACCTGATTGCGGGTGAACATGCCGTGGATCCGGAACCCGGACAGGAGGTCAAAGTAGCCCCGCTCCTGATAGGCGGTGTACCACTCCTTCCGCCACCGGCCGTATTGTTGGAAGCGCCTGTCCCAGAAGTCCTGCTCCACCCTCTTGAGATGGTGCTCGAAGGTTCCCGGGACGGGCGGAGAGTCCGGGTCGCAGGCTCCCAGCTCCTCTATCCCTTGTTCCGCTAGGTGGTCCCGGAGCGATCCGCCATCGGGTCCCTTCAGCTTCCCTTGTCGGATCCACTCCCAGAGGTTCCGGGCGCAAGACACGTAGAAGTCACCGTAAAATTGGGGGAAGACAAATTTGTTCTTGGCCCCGTAGCGGATGTCCTTGTCCACCTGCTCCGGTTTGAGCTTGTAGATTTGGGCGGCCATATCCTTGTGCATGTCCTTGCCCGGTGTCGTGATGTAGGAGATGAAGTTCCGGTCCTTGTGGTAACAGGCACTCACGCCCACCTCTATCCCTTTGAAGTCGTTCTCTACTAGGATGCACCCCGGCGAGGCGATGAACACCGAGCGGATGATCTTTGATATGATCTTATCCCTCACCGGAAAGTTCTGGAAGTTGGGGCTGTCCGACGAGGAACGATAGGACCGGGCAATGTGCAAGTTGAAGATCGGGTGGAGGCGGTCCCCGATAACCTCCCGTTCGATGCCGGTGAGGAACGTCTTGAGGGCCTTGTCGTATTTGTACAGCTTGGAGAGACGATCTACGAAGGGGTGATTCAAGTCGGCCAGACTCTCCTCGTCCATCATCGGCCGGCCGTTCTCCGTGGTCTTCTTGACCTCGTGCCCTAGCTCGTCGTGTAATATAACCGCCAGCTGATCTCTCGAGTTGAGGTTCGCCTTGGCTCCAAACCGCCTCCTCCACCGGGTCCACGTCTTATCCTCCTCCAGCTCCCGCCGGAGGTCGCGTGTCAAACCCTGAAGCTTCTCCTTGGTCCAGGCGAGGCGCCGGGTGTCGATACGGATGCCGACACTCTCCACCCAAGAGAGCTCGTGCAATCCGTCCTGAAGGAGTTGATATCCTTCCTGCCTATTGGCTTGTACTTTCATCCGTGAGTTGTTGTCCCAAATGCCCGACATTTTAATATCTCTTCGGCGGTCCGCCGCCTTCACACCAACACCCTTGTTCCGTCAACCTGGGGGCCAAGTAGTCCACGAGCTCCTGGCCGACGAAGAAGGTGAACATAACGTAAGGGTCGTCCTTCTTACCCCATGCGAAGTAAGTCTTCTCCGCCACCATTTTGTCGAACCACTCGTCCAGGTTATCATCCGGTTGGAGATCACCCTTGTGCACCGGGAGTCCGTGTTCATCGGTAACCTTGGCCGCCGCCTCAATACAGATTGGGCCGAGGTCCCGGACGGCCTTGGCCCCGATCATGAGCACGAATAGACCAGACTCCCGGCAGGGAGTTGAACTCCTCACCATAGCGAGCCGGTCTGCGCCGACTTGGGCGGCAGCGTCGAGGAGCCGGCGGAGGGTTGGCTTGGGTAGATCAGGCATGTAGTTCCTTCCGTTGTAACTTGGCGAGATGCCATTCCAAGTAAGAGTCGGTGGCCCCGTAGTAAAGGAGGCGGTGTATGTCCAACTCGGCGATCCGATTGTAAGGTTGGCCTTTGACCGCCTCGAGGTAGGCGGCCTGCTTGTCGTTGTAGGACGGGACGCCCAAGCGGACGAAGGCTTGGAACTTGAGCGAACAGATCCCGGTCCGGTTGTCGAGGCAGTGGGCAGCTAACATCGTGTCATGTCCCCAATTGACCACCCCGTGACCAAACTCTTTGAGGAACCATCTCTCTTCCATCTTCAGGTTGGAGCTGATCTTCCTCGTCGCTTTGGAGTTGATGAACATCCCGGTGTACTCCCTGGCCGTCGGAGTCCATGGATAGGAGATTGTATCCGCCCCGTTGGAGATGGAACAGGACACGATCCTACCTTTCGGCCACTCTGGCTTGATGCAATTCGTTTCGACATCCACTGCCGCCCATCCTCCGGCCCGGTTGAGGTCCCGGATGGCTTCATAAATCTCCCGGTCCTCGTAGAGAAGGCGGGGCTGGAAGTCTTTCATCACGTTCACCGGGACGGGCTCGGAGGCGAGGGAGAGGGCCTGCTCGAGGTGTCCCCGGAACAAGCGATCCATCAAATTGGATTTCATCCGCAGTAGGTAGGCGGGATGCCAGGTGGGACAAACCCAATACGTCTCCAACGGAATCGTCCACCCGGTCCAGCGATCCATTGTCCCTATGTCCCCGGTCCAGAAGGGACCCAACACACTGCTCAGTGCTGACCGTCCCAAGGCGATGATGACCTTGGGCTGGAGTCTTTGGATCGCTTGGATCAAGTTCGGCCGGCAGTAGGAGATCCGTTTGTCGTCCGGGGTCGCATTGCCCGGCGGCCGGCAGATCAAGGCGTTGGTTACCCAAGCGTATCGGTCCATATCGAAACCCAAGCCCTCGAGGGTCCCGCGGAGGAACTGCCCGGACTTCCCGACGAACGGCCGGCCTTGCTCGTCCTCCGATTGGCCCGGGGCCTCGCCGACGATCAGGACACCCCGCTTGCCCTTCCCGTAGGGAGGCATCTTCGGAGTCTGACAAGTCTTGAGTAGTCCGCAGGCCCCACACTTCGGGACGAGCCCGACCTCCGGCCTCTCCACGAACTCATCGACTGCGAAGAAGCCTTTCATTTCTCCTTGGGCTTAACCGTCTCCTCTTTCTTCTTCCCGTTGTTATTTCCAAGGACAGTAACGTATTGCCAACTCCTACCCTCCTTGTCACCCTCCGCCCGCATCTTGTCCGGGGAGATCCTCGCATCCGAGTACTCCTCCGAAACATGCTTGAGCAAGGTCGGGGAGATGGAGAACTCCATTGGCGGTCCGTCGTAGGCGAGCTTCTTGATCTCCTTATACCACCCGGTGATCCCCTCTCCTTTCAGGCAAACCCGGCCCGTCTCTAGGGTGACGGTGACTAGCGGGTCGCCAGCCTTGTCGGTTGCAAACACCGCCGCCCGGTCGCTCGCCTCGGCCAACGTCCGGGGAACCTTGATGGAGTGCCCTTTGACGAGGAAGATCTTGGACAGGTCCGGGTAGTCCTCCGAGTAGCGCCGGCAGGAGAAGATCAACCCGGCCTTGTTACGGAAGTGGACCCAGGACGGGGACACGGCGAGTTCATCCATCGCCAAGTCCTTGATGTGCTGGAGCGAGGTCCCGCGGATCAAACAGGATCGCTTAAGCCCGGTGTCCACCTTCACCCGAATGGCTTGGAGGTTGTCACAGCTCTCAATCCATTCGGGGTGAAGGTGGACGCAGGTTAGGATGAACTTACTCTCGTCGGAGCTGACGCAATGCTGGGCCAGATCCGCCGCCTCGGTGAACGCCTCCGGTAGCTTCCTCCACTTCTCCGGGATCTCTACCCGGTCGATCGGGAGAAAGATCTCCGCGTCCATGGTAACTCCGAAGGCTTTCCGCTTGCCCCGGAACTCTAACTCGCCTTTCTCGTTCTCTTTCACCTCCAGCTCCGGGTCGTTCATCTTCTCTAGGATAGCCATCAGGGTGGCGGCCTGGACGGCCCCGCGGACTTGTATCACCGTCTTCTTCCGACAGGCCACCTCGTCGTTGAAGGTCATGACCTCGCCCTCGTTGAATACGAAGCAGGAGCTCTGTTCAATAAACTCCCGCGGCGAGACGCCGGCCTTCACCATTACCAAATCCTTAATCAGTTCATCGCGGTTTATGCGCATCGTTTTTCTTTCTCTTTAGGTGAGCCTTAATCATACGGACCGTTGCTTTGGACTTCGACGTCTTGAGCTCGAAGAAGCTCAACATTACATAGGGCTTGGGCTTCCACTTGTCGAAGCACTTCTCGTCCACGCCCTCAATCCCGGTGCCGCCGCTGAAGTAGATTCTCATAGTCCAAAGCCGGCCGGGATCGCCCGGCGCCTATGCATTATCTTAGGGTTCAACGGCCAAGGCCAAGCGGGTAGGTTGTTCTGCAGTTCCTTGAAGTAGTAAAGGTTCGCCTCCATCCGGGCCCGGTGATGCGAGACGATACCCCACTCTACCATCTTCCACTTCTCCACCCACTCCCCTTTCACCTTCACACTCTCCAACACCGCCTCCCCGATTGGCACCCCGGCCTCCTTCATGTACTGGAGGAACAATCCGCGGACCCGCTCGGAGATGTTGAGCATGTGGCGTTCCCGGCGCCTCGTCGTGGAGGATGCCGGGCAGGCATTGATCACCATTGGCTGGCGATCGTACATCCACCCTTTAGTCTCCGACCATCTCGGCACAGGGATCCACCCGTTGGCGGGCCAAATCAACCACGAGGTCGAGTCCACACTGAACCACGGCCACCTCCAAATCCCTTTCAGGCCCGTCATTGCGAACCCATGAACCTTGCAGACCGGGAGGTGTTTGTTGGAGGCGGGGCAGACTATCATGAAGACATCGTCGCACCAGGGTCGCATCGTTTCCCACCCTCCTACTCCCGATGCAAACCCACCTAAGCCAATCATGTCGTAGTTCCGGCCCAGGTAATGCTCGACGTATTTCATGGAGGATCCTTGGTGGATCACCGGGACAGGGCGGAGCCCGTGTTCCTCCTCGAAGTAGCGTTGGGTTTCCATCGTCAACTCCGGGTTCCCGATCACATCCACGTTGGCGCAGAAGTCGAGACGGCCGGCCATCGCCTTCATGAACTTGGCGTAGTTGTCACAGTACTCCCGGAACGGGGAACCTTTGGTCAGGTTGAAGTAGGAGAAGTCCAAGGAGCTGTTCGCTATCGGCGGAGGCTCGAGGATCCGTCCGTGCTTCCCGATCCTCTCCGCCGACTTGCCACGTTTCAGGACTTGTTGCGTGAAGAGACCCCACGCACCCGAGTCCATGAATATACCCTCGACGTCAATCATGTCGTCGGAGGGTTCCCGGCGGAAGTCCAACCGGTGTCCATTTGACTATCGGGTTCCTTCATCCTCTCCGGGTGGAGTGCCGCCCAGTTGGAGAACTGAGCAGCCCTCAGCCGGGAGGCCTCCCGGTGTTGGGAGTCTTGGACGGCCTGACAGTAACTGATGATGGTGTGGGCGGCATACTTGTCCCTAGCCCGGAGGATAAACACAGGCTCGTCGTCCGGGATAGCTTCACCGGACTGCCGGTTGACCAGCTTCCCGCCTTTGACTTCATACTTCGGTTCTTGGTAGGCATTCATGCCGTATTATCTCCCGTTACTATGGGATGCCAATTCGATCAACTTGAAGAGCTCCGACCGGGCCGGATCGTTGTCACGGAAGACTCCCCGCATCGCACTCGTCACCATCACACTCTCCCGCTTGGATACTCCCCGGCAGGCCATACACAAGTGCTTGGCTTGGATGATCACCGCCACTCCCTTCGGGTCCAGGTGTTCCTCCATTGCGTCGGCAATCTGAATGGTCATCTGCTCTTGGATCTGGAGGCGGCGGGCGAAGCAATCGACGAGCCGGGCCATCTTCGACAACCCGACGATCCGCGGCTTCTCGGCCGAGGGAAGGTAGGCGACGTGGGCGACACCGAAGAAGGGGAGGAGGTGATGCTCGCAGCAACTAAAGAACTCGATGAACGGGCAAGCTATGATCTCGTCATACTTGTCAGCCGCGAAGTCCCGGGACAGGATCGCCGCCGGGTCCTGTCCATACCCGACCGTCAACTCCTTCCACGCCTTCAACACCCGCTGCGGAGTGCCAACCAAACCCTCCCGCTTGGGATCCTCCCCGATGTACTGGAGAAGCCGGACCACGATATCGTCGGCCGAGCGATCCTCCCCGTCCTCCGTCACCTCCCACGGGAAAACAATCCATTGACCGTGGACGTGGGGAGGATCCAGATAGTCGGTGAGGGCTAGAAAGGGAGCCTTCGGGAACCGCTGCCGGTAGCGATCCCGTGTCGCCCCACTGTCCACAATATCATCAACAATGAAGTCCGCCTCCGATGCGTGCTCCACCTCCATTAACTTATTGCTCGCCTTGCCGCAAAGTCTGGCCACCTCGGTGCCTCCACGCGGGACACCATACACACGAAACCCGTTGAAGATCTCCTCGTCCTTAATCAGCCGGTGGACGGCCTTCATGCAATCCGCTTGGCTTAGAATCCTTTTATCCATAATTGTCTTCGTTCAAAACCGCGTTTGTCTTCGCTTTTCCGGCGTTTAGTATCCCTTCCTCAGGTCCCCGCCGAGGGGAACTAAGACTTGCGTGCGGGCGTCCCGACTATCCACCCGGTAAGGTTTGTGAATCTGCCACCCGGCCCGGAACCGTCCCCGGCCTTCCTTGACCGCGTCACTGATCGCTCCAAGCGTCACGGGATCCTCCCGGTGTCCCCACTCAGGGTGGAGCCAAATCGGGGCGTGTAGCTTCCCCTCCTTCATACTGAACACTTCTCCAATAGCATCGGAGTAGTACTTGATGTCCGACGGCTGTTCAACGATCACCTTGAACTCGTGGGCCCTCTGGACGTTCTCCCTCAGCGGCATCCTCCACTTCTTCGGGGACAGGGTAATCCAATCAATAGTCCCCCTGATCGGGAACGTCCCGCTCGTCTCGAGGTGGATCCGGCACGCCAACTCCTCAGTCAGCTCGGTCAGGTCATGGACGGCCGGCTCACCCCCGGTGATGACGACGAAGTCCACCTCCGGCCCGTCCCGGTGCTCCTGGACGAGCTGCGCCACGGGTATCCGCTCGACGTGTTGCGGGACCCAGGAAGGATGCCAAGTCCCGGCGCTATCACACCAAGGGCATTGGACCGGACACCCGAAGGTGCGGATGAAGAAGGCCGGGCAACCCATATACACACCCTCCCCTTGGAAGGTGTGGAACCGTTCGTGGATGGGAAGTGGGAAGCTCATTCGTGTCGATAGGTTGCCCGGTTCTTGGAGTCCTCCCAACAAACGACCTCCACCACAAGCAGGCCCCGCTCCTTTGCTCCGGGGACCTGCTTGGTCACGATCCCTTGAACTTCCTCAAACACCCACTTCGCCAATCCCTCCATCCCGCAGTTGGGGACGAACACTATCTTTGCGACCGGAGACTGCACCGTCTCAGTATCCTCCTCCCCTACCCCGCCGGGCGTAACCTTGAGCTCCGATGTGAGCCCGGCGACAAGATATTCCAACCGCGGATCGTCCGAGTTGAGGAGAAGGGTGTGGTCGAAGCTCTCCACGAGGAAGGCCTTCACTTCCTCCAACTTGCCCACGTCCACCACGAAGCCATTCTCATCTAGGAAATTACACCCGAAGGTTATATCGAAGGCGAAATTATGACCATGAATGAGTCGGCAGTGGCCATCGTGATTGGGTTGTCTATGAGCTGCTGGTAAGTCCCGGTAGGATTTGGTTACTGTGTTCATTTCTTCTTTCTCTTGAGCAGACGATCCAAGGACTTCCGACCGTCGAGGCGATACTGGATTTGCTTCCGGTACTTCACGGCCCCGACCCTCCGCAAGTAGTGGAGCGCCGGCCGGACGACGGAGAGGGGCAAGCCGGTGAGTTTGGACACCTCATGGTCGTGCCACCAACCTTCCCGCTGCTGGAGCAATTCCAACAGCCTCCAGCTCATACCCTGCCGCCGCCCTAGGTTGTTAACTGCTTGGTTCATCTTCTTCTTCATCCTATTATCTACGGCAATTTGGAAACGAAGCAAGGGCATCCGACGGCCAGGTTCCCCGCCGTCCAGACTACTTGGAAGTCCGCCCACTTCCCGTCCCGGAGGAACACCCAGTTCAATCGGTAGATGCCGTGCACCTTCTCCTCGGCCGTCTGGTTGATCCCGATCATACCCGTCACATGGGCATTCTTCCTCTTGTCCTCGGAGAAATCCTTCTTCGTGATCAACTTCCGGTCGTAGGATGTAGCGGCGGCCTGGGTAGCAGTCACAAGCAGGAGGTGATACTTCTGCGAGATGCTCCGGAGCAAAGCCCACGTCATATTGACTTGGTGACGGAAGTCCATCTTCACCGTGTGCGGTTCCGGGGCCAACAGGTCGGCATAGTCGATCACCACCACGTCCGGTACATCCTCCGGGTCCAAGTGTCGTAGTTCATTCTCGATCTCCCCGGCCGTGATAGAATGGGCGGATCGACATTGTAATGACAGGAGCCCTCCTCTTTTCCCGGCGATCTTCTCCCAATCTAGGATCCGTCCCTTCAAGGTGACCTCCCCACTATCATAAACCTCCGACTCGACCTTCGGCTTCCGGTCCGCCCCCTCCTTGATGATTTGAAGGTCCCTAGGAATCTTTATGGACTTGGCATCCAACGGACGTCGGGAGGATCTCACCATCAATCGTTGGATCACCTCGTCCTCGCTCATATCCCCGACCACATAGTAACGGACCCGCCGGCGTTGGCGTAAGGCCTGCCAAACGGTTTCCTGGAGCCAGTAGCTCTTGCCCCGCTTCTCCGGGCCCACAAACGAGATGAACCGATCCCGCGAAAAGTGGGGCGAGAGGAACTTGCCCAAATCCTTAGGCCATATCACCACTTGGTTCTTCTCCCGGTTCAGCAAGGACCGGGCTATGGACTCCGCATCCACTTGGATCTCGCCACTACTACCCAACTGGATCCTCTTGTAGGACAGGAGAACCTCCCTCGCCTGGTCGATGTCCTTTTGTCGGAGGGCTTCGTCCATCTCCCCTTGGATCCGGTTCAACTGGGCCCCGTCGAAATAACGGGCGGCCAAATCCACAATGAAGTCCTCGTTCAGATCCTCCGACCGGCTGGCCTCCTTACCCAATCCCTCCAACATAGATTCCACCAACTCCACCGCCCCGTTGTCCTTACACTGTAAGGCCCAATCCTGAAAGATGGGGAGAAGAGCCTTGCCCGGAGCCTTCCCATACTTCCGCCAGTAATCCAAGCACCATCCCGCTATGAGATCCGCCCACTTGCCTCCAAACAAGTTCTCGTGGCCCTTGGTAATGGAGGCGATCCGACCCAACACCCCGCTATGAATCATCATAGCTATTAACACTGGCCGACTTTCCTTACCCGAGTAGTCCCTGACTATTATTGGCATACTATCCTTTCCTATGTCTTATCACTTCGACGATTGAGCTACCGACTGTTTCTGGATCAATAATCTCCTCCGGGTCCTCGTCCCGGCTGTGCCCGTTCTTCTTGGCCCCGGCCCGACGCATAGCCTTCCTGATCTCAAAGAACGAGTCACAAAAGTGATTAACACCGTTCCACTTGGGAGTCCAGTCGTCATCCACATGTTCAAGATACCAGTTGGCGACGGTGCGGAACTCTTCCAAGCTGACGCCGGACTCGAGGAGGCGTTCAACCCTATTCCTCCACTTGGGGGCGAGGACCTGGAAGTTGTCTTGGGAGGAATAGCGGGTACTACCGGTCCGTCTCCACAGCTTGAAGAAGCCTTGGAGGATTGTTGATATCTCTCCATTAACAAGGATGCCCAACCCGGTGTCCTTCGCCGCCCCGGCAGGGGCGTGCGGGGGAAACTTTAGTTTCCCCTCCGGGGTATTCTCTGGGGTACTCTCTGTATTAGTTCTGCCGATTCGGCATGGCTTGTCAGACACCTCCGGTCCAACTAGCCTTTCCCCTTCGGCATGGCTAGGCTTTCCCAATCGGCATCGCCTATCAAATTCCGACCAAACAACACGGAAGTACAACTTGGCCGGTACTCCGCACAGGAGCTCCTTCATCAGCTGGAGTCTCCTCAATTGTAACCTCGCAGTACGTTGGTTCTTGTAGGACAATCCTGTCTCCCTTTCCCAATCCTCCGCCGTCTTATACACCCAACCTTCCTTGTTGCTGGTCCGACTGCTCCAATACACAAGTTGGGAGAGCATTAGGGCGGCGTGGACACTTCCGGTCCAATCTACGAAAACCCGATGGAAAGCCACCGGCCGAGCAAAGATCCGCGAGTACTTCTCTTGAATGTCCATAGGCATTAAGACTACGTAGGTCGGAGGACCCGACGCAACGGATCCTCCGGCGGTGAACGGTCCCGCCACCTATATTATCTGCGGGACTTTTTGGGCGGGGCCGGCCGGCGTTTGGACTTCTTTTGCCAGAGGGCCCACGCCTTCGCCAGGCGGTCGGAGAAGGCGTAGAGGTTCTTCAACGACTGCTCGACGGCCAGCTCCCGGGCGAAGTGGACTCCGTCAATGTCCGTCGGGCAGGTGAGCGTGATCAACATCCTTGCCTCCTCCTCCGTATCCACGGAGAAGACGGGCAAGGATCCTTCTGGGATGCTACGACCGTAGCCTACGACGACTGCTCAGAAGATCTTGATCGGCTTTTTCAGTCTATCGGCTTTCATGGTTTGATCTCCTGCCGGTGGATCTTAGCCCGCTCCCGCAAGGCTTCGAGCTCCCGCTTGTCCTTGTCGTTCATCCCGACCTCGCCTGGGACCCTGGAGCCGAACCGGGCTAGGATCCTGACGTGACTCTCGAGGACTTTCCACCGCTCCAGCTCCTCATACTCGAGGCGCTTGGGTTCCTGGAAGGTTCTCCCGGTGAGGAGGTCGTAGCGGAAAACCCTCCGCCCCTTCTCCCACCGGGCGTAACAGATACCCTCGAGCCCGACCTCTTGGGCGAGGGCTTGTCGCTCCTCCCCTTCTGCTCCCTCCAAGATATGTTGGTAAGATTCCTTCTCCTGCGCGGCGACGTGCATACAGGTCATCATATCCACCATGGCTCCCGACCCGCAGGTGTAGCGCGGGTGGACGTGGAAGTTGGCTTTGCGTGGAAGGCTTTCGATTTCTTCGGTGATCATGGTTTGAATCCTCCGGTGTATTCGTGATACGGAATCCGCTTTTTCTTGGGCTTGTCGAGTCGGGCTTTAACATCGAACAATGGCGGGCCCACCTTCCGGAGGTCGCTCAAGTAGGCCAGCGACCAGCTGGTTCCCGTGGGCCCGCCGCTACTCGAGGTCTGCCAACCAATCTCAATTACAGGTTGGTTGCGATACCATTTGCCTTTATCATTCCTCTTGTGATGACAGACGAGGACGAAGGTGTACTCCACCTTCCACTTATGCCGGCGGGTAGGCCGGGTCCAGATGGATACGAACTTACCAACTAGGTTTCCTTTCATGGAGCCTCCGGCGGTCGGAAGATTAGGTTGTGACAAAGCTTCTCCCGGATGTAGCCGGCCTCCTCGAGGCCTTTCACCGCCGCCGCGTCGTTGTCGAACCGGGCAATGATCCCGTCCGTCCCGGCGACCACATGTCCCTCCGCGACTATGAGGAAGATGTTCCTCGCCCGGTAACTCTCCGCCGCCCGGCGGAGGAGCTGAGGGTCGTTGTTGAAGTTGTAGTTTGCGTTCATGCTTCCTCCTCGTCCCGGTAGAGATCCTCGGTGACCGCCTCCAAGGCGGCTTGGATCCGCTCTTTGTACACGACCTCGAACACCCGGCCGATCAGCGGGAACGGATTGACGGTGTACTTCCCGTTCGGCACCTCGACGGGCTCGGAGGAAGGTGGCTCAATGACCTCTCCCATCCGGGTGGAGCCGGGGAAGTGTTGCATAGTGTGGAGCTGGAAGACTAAACCTTCCCGGCCGGCCTTCCACCCGGTGAGGAGGAAGTCGATCCCGTCCACGTTGAACCCGAAGTCTCCGCCCGTAGCGTCGTCGAGCTCCTCCACCCGCTTGTAATCCAACCCTAGGCGCTTGGCCGTGAGGCCAATCTGGGTGAAAAACTCCTGCATCCAATCGTTTATCGTTTTCATGCTTCGATCTGTTCCTTTCCATTATCTCCGCCGGTTGTTTGGCGGAGGTTTATCTTCTCACCCTCCCGTTGCCCGTGGGCGTGGGCCCGGTAATCCATGGCCAGCTTCTTGGCTTTCCCCTCCGTCGCGTTGGGGAAGTCCTGTTCCATCTTCTGCTTGATCAATGCCTCCTTGGACCGGACGACGAGGGCCCAGCAAGTGGCTTGGGCTTGAGTCAGCTTCTCCTCCTCCCGCTTGTTCACGGCGATGATTCCCCGGGCGAGGCCCCAGAAGAACCCGTTCTGGCTGGCACGATCCCGGCCGGCCACCTTCCCTTGGCGGATCCCGACGGAGAACAACCGTGGGAACAGCTTCTCCAACCACGGGTAAACTACGAGGACCAGCGCCACGTCCGTCTCTTCCCCGATCACGAAGATGTGTGAGATGCTGACGTGGGTGGACGAGTGGCCCCGGTGTTTGCGTATCAGGATCTTCACCCCGAACGCCTCCTGAAGGACCGCGAAGATCGGGTCGTGATAGGCGTGTTTGAACCGAGTCTTCGGCACGAGGTTGCTGTTAGTCTCGACGTTGAGGGCCGGACCGGACTTCGATCCGGCCTTCGGCGGGACGGAGGCGAGACTGACCCCGTAGCGGAGCGCGAGCTCCTTAGCCTTTCCCATCGCGGCCTCCACCTCGCCGGCCGTTGCTGCCGAGTCGGCAGCTAGGGCCAGGATCTTCTGTAACTTCTCTATGACTTCTTGGTTGACCATATTGCTCCTTATTAAATCTACGCGTCGTCCTCTTCCCCGTTGCCGTCCCCACCGAGAACACCTTCCCGGTTGACTTCCACCAGGGTAATGCCCCGCTTGACCATAGCCTCCAGCTCGGCCATCTCCTCGTCGCCCTTGACCACGTATTGGATCTCGGTGGGACGGAACACCTGGAAGATCCCCGGCCCGTAGGCGACACCCGATCCTCCGCACACCTTGCAGGCCCCGGTGAAGTTCTCCGGGAGGCGACACTTGGCCGGGCATTCCTTCTGGATCGCCTTGGCGTGGGCCACGAACACCTGAGTCTTGCCGAGCTCAAACCCGTGAGGGAGGCTGTGGATCCTCCGGGAGACACCCTGCTGCCGGACCTCTTTCAGGAAGTCCGCCGGGGTCTCGTAATACATCTCTCCAACCCACAGGAGGCCGGCCTGCTCCGGCAACTTCTTGAGCGAGCACCGTCCGCACTTCGACGGGGTGGAGCACTCCCGGTCCTTAAACATGAGGGCCGGGTTGATCCACGTCCACCCGCGGGCCGGCTTGACGCCTTCCCCGCAGCATGGACAAACCGATAGCGGGAGCGGGAGGAGTCCACAGCTCGTGAACACCGCCTTGGATATGAGATAGAGGCCACCGGGTTTCCTCCAGCCGCACCCGCGCTTCTGGTCGGTGACCGTTTTGATTTCGATTTCTGTTGTGTCTTTCATTTGGTTTGATTGTTTATCTCCGAGTGCGAGGATCGCCTTGTACAAAGCACCCTCGCGATCCCCGCCGTTGACGGCGGAGGACCGGGACGGCGACGGCCCGTAGCGTAGGGCCCCGGCCTTCCCGATGAAGAGGCTGGTATATCCTCCACCGACGACTGAACCGTCCGACGCCCCGGCGACATCCTTCTTGAAGTGTCGGTACTTCCCGCGGACTCCCGCATCCCGATAACCCATGGCCAATAGGCCCCGCACCAATCGATCCTGCAATGTCATACTTTTCCTTTCTGCTTGAGGTCCGGGCAAAACCCTTTCGGGGTGGACCGGACGTGTTTGACCGCATCCCGTATGTCCGACCACGCCGCCCCGCCTTGGAGCAACGTGGTCACAAAGTGTCGGAGGCATTGGCCGTGGGACGTGTTGGCGTCCGCCCGGTTGAGGGTTCCCGCCTCCTGCTGGCAATCTGCGCAAGCCCGGTTCATCGGGATCCTCCGATTGCCTTGACCAATGCCTCGAGCTTGGCCCGGTCCAGGTGGGTGTTGTTGGCCGCCCGTCGTCCCATTATCTTCTCGAGGGACGGAAGATCCCAACGGTCGGAAAGTTTCAGGAACCCGGCGAGGGCATCCTTCAGGAGGGTGACTTGCTCCGGGGTCAGCGTGACCGGCGGGGCGTTGTGCGCGTTGATAATGATGTCGATTTTCATGGTTGTTAGTCGTTGTAAATTACCACCTTAGTTCCCTTGGCCGCCGGGCATCGGACCACGCCCCGGCGGGTAGGCTTGAGGACCCAATACTCCACGTCTCCCTCGCCGTCCCGCTCCACCCGCTCCACCTCATACTCGACCTCAGCCCCGGTCCGGTGGGACTTCAGCGTCATGTAAGCCGTGGCCCAATGCCCTCCGGTGGATCCTTCGAGGGTAGAGATCTCCTGCGAGAACGTCCGGGTTTCCTTGTCGTAATTGAATAGGTTGGTGGAGGCGATCATTGGACACCTCCGTGCTTCTTCTCGAGCCGTCGGAATGCCGCTCCAATACGGGAGGTCAACTCCGAATACTCAATGGCGGCCGTCGCCTTCCGAAGGCCGTGGGCCAGCTTGCGGGCTTCCTCCTTGGTTAGCTCGAATCGCATGGCGGGTGAGCCGATCATTAGTTGGACGAGGCGACGACGCCCGCCCACTCTTTCAACCTTGACGATCACAGCCCACCTCCCAAGTGCTTGATGCACTCCGGCCCGATACCCGCCTCGACGGACTCCGGCGTCGTGAGCTTGCGCCCGCACCGGCAGCACTTACCTTCGTGGAAGATCTCCACCTTGCCCTCGAGCCCGTTCCCGATGTGGGCCCACACCCAATTGAAGGCGACGGCGGACGGGGCCTCCGGGGTGATCCGGGACTTGCGCCCGTGGACGAACTTCTCCCCGTTGAAGATGGTTCCCAGGAACGCGTAGTTCGATTCGTTGTCCGGCCCGTTGAGGACCGAGACGAAATGCGGGGCGTCGTCCTTGGGTTGGCGAACCCGGAAGGTGAACCGGGTTCCCGTCTTGCAGGACCGGACGGTGAACGTGGCATTGCCCATGAGGGCGAATTGTTTGAGCGGGATCATTGGACGGCAGGGGTGGAGGGTTTCACGGCATATTCGGACGCTTCTTCCTTCTTCAAATCGGCGATCGCATAGTTGGCGGACCACAACCCGCGGGATCCTTTGCCCTTGCGGTCGTAGTCCATCCGGGTGTTGATCGAAACGGTCATCCGGCCGAAGCGCCGGTCGGTGTTCCGGAAGCTCACGAAGACGTGGGCGTATCGGATAACCGCACCCCGGTGCATCTCGACCGTCTTGGACAGGCAAACCAGGACCGAGAACGGACGGGCGCCCGGAACACCAAGGCGTTGGGCGGTGACTTCGCGGGTCCAGCCCGCAGCTACGGCGCGGCGGATCAACTCCACCGCTTGTTTTTTTGATGCAATGTTGCTCATATGGGTATGTATTAGCGGGTTATAGGCCCATCACTTCTGGGAAGCGGTGGCTCCGACGTGTTTGTTGTAAAGTTCTTGGGCCTTGGACCGGTCGCGGGTTTCCACGATCACGACCGTGTGGCCGACGGGGTAAACACCCACAACCGGGACCAGCAACGGACGGTTGAACCGTTTGAGGGCCATGTTAAGGGTGTGGATGTCCGGGGACGTTTCCCAGGTCAGCACTTCGTATTTGATTTCGGTTTTGTTCATATGGTTCCTATAAGCGGATGTTAGGCCCGTCTCAGGGCGGCGATCGCACCCGCGATCGCGGTGAGTCGGTCGAGACGGTCCTCCGGGGTGATGACTTGGACCATCTCCCGTTTGCCCGTCGCCGTCCGGCGGATCTCGGTGTAACCCGATCGGGTGGCTTCGCTAACGACCTCCACCCGGCCTTCCCGGATCGCCCGGGCCAAACTTGCTTGTGTCATTGTCTTCATACTTGTGATATAAGCGGGTTAAAGGCCCACTCAAAATTGATCAGCACCCTTTCCAGGAGGCCCGTCCCGCATACGGGTAATCCGTTCCTTTACCCAGTTTTGTGGCGGCCTCGAGGGCTTCACTCCGGTCGCTGGCTTCCACATCCACCGACATCCACATCCCCCGTCCGGCCGGATCTGCGTGCATACGGACCGTCCATGTCCTTCTCATTGTTGTGATCGTTTTCTTCATACTCGTGATATAAGCGGGTCGCAGGCCCATTACTTCTGGGAAGTCCGGTGACCATCTCGTTCCCGATCTTGCGGGCGGCGGCGAGGGCCCCGTCCCGGGCGAAGTCCTCCGGGCCCATCGGGAGGCCGAGGACTTCCCGGAGCCACGGGAACGTCTTGATATTGTTAGGGGTAAACTGGAGGGTGTCCCGGCGGCGGCGGATGTAATCCTTGAGCAAGGCCACCTGGCGCTTAGGACCGGGCCGGCCCGCACCGTAATCCGCCAGGAGGAAGTTCACCGGCTCGTTCCCGACCAGGAGGGTCAAGGAGTGCCCCGTCATTAACAGCGTTGCATTTTGTTTCATATTTGACATACGGGTTCTATAAGCGGGTCGTTGGCCCATCGTTCTTGCGAATCGTTCGTTTACCATCATGCCGTAATATAACCCGGTCCTGGATCCCGTCAACGTCCCAATTCTATATTTTTAGAATTATCTTCTGGACCATCCCGGTGGACCGCCGGGCCGGATTCTTGGCCATGCCATCGTAGTGCCATTTCCAAGCCGCCGGTGGACCATCTTACTGGACCACCGGGTTCCCGGCCGGGGCCTTCTCCAGCCCGGCCACATCCACCGGGGCGGCGGGAGCCAATCCTTTCCGGCCGGCATTGAGCTGGATCCGGATCGTATTGTCCGCCACCGTTGCCCCGATCCGGTTGAGGACGGCCCGGGTCCGCTTGAAGTCCCACCCGGCTACTCCACAGGCCCGGATGATTGCCACGGCGGAGTGTCCCCCGAAGGCGGCCGGCGTCGAGCGGGTCCGCTTCAACGGACCGGGTGTGCCCTTGGCTTCCTTGCCCGACTTGGACGGGGTGAGGCCCAAGCGGGTCCGGAGATCCACCGGGAGCTGCCGGTAATACTTGCGGAGCATCTTCAGCGCCACGGCCACTTGGCGGGGCGTGAGGGTGGCTTGAGCGGCCAAGGACTTTCCGTAGGCGGTGTCCATAGCGTTGAACCCGGCTTCATCCTTCCGACGGGCCCCGTCGCACATCCCGGCCAGGATCTTGAGGGCTTGGTGGGTGTCGGTAATGACCTCAGCGGGTAGGGCCGGATCCTTCCGCGGCTTCATACCGGGTTCCTTCGGTCCGCCTTCTTCCTCCGGGTGGACGACCGGGATGATGGGCGATCCGGCCGCGGGTTGCGGTTGCGGCTCCGGGATGTCCTTGATGATTTCCTCCGGCCGGTTCTCGTTGAGCTTCAGGTCCCCGTCGTTCAGCAAGTCGATGCGGCCGATCTTCTCCCGGACTTGATCGCAGATCCGCTCCTCGATGGTCTTCGCGGCGAAGAAAATCCGTTGGAGGGATTTGACCCCGCCGGCCCGGTGGACCCGGCCGAGGGCTTGCTTGAGGTCCTGGCCACTCCAGGTCGGACAAATGATTGCGAGGCGCATCCGTTTCCCGGGTGAGCCGTGGAGGGATACTCCGACGCCGCCGGCCTTGATGTTGCAGATGATGATCTTCTCCCGGTCCTCTTGGAACCCTTGGATGTTGTTCTCGCGGACCGTATCGGATTGCCCGCCCCGGATCACACACTCGGTTTTGAGCTTGGCCACGAGCGCGTCGGCCGACTCATCAAAGTTCACGAAGATCGCCACGGACATCCCTTCCTCGACGGCATCTTGCGCCATCGCGGCGATCGCCGGGACCTTGAGGATCTCGGCCTTCTGGCGGGCCCGGAGCATTGCGACCAGGATGCAGGCCCCGGTGTCCGCGTTCATCCGTTCCTGGAGGCGGGCGATCTCGTCCTTCATCTCGTCGTACACCGCATTGATCTTGGACTCGTTCCCGTTCGTGTCGTAACACTCCGCCGTGATTTGAGTCTCCGGGAAAGCGTTGCCGAGGTCGGCGATCCGAACGCGGGTCCCGTGGAGCGGAAAGATCTCCCGGTGGATGTGGTTGAGTTCCTCCACCCCGCCTTCAAAGCTCATGCCCCAACGACCCTTCTTGCAAGCGTGCGATTGGGCCCACGCCCAGAATCGCTTCTCCGGGAAGCAACCCGTCAGGAACCCGCTGAACTTCATCTGGAGCGGGTTGTCCGCAGCCGTGGCCGAAAGCCCGATCACCATGTACTTCTGGCGGATGGCGGAAAGGCCGAGGGCACAATTCCAAGTCCGGTGATCCTTCAGCCGGTGGCACTCGTCGAAGATGATGATCGTGGTCGGATCCAAGTGCCATTGGAAGTCCTCGTTCTTGCCCTCGCCGACGATCCGGACGGCGGCTTGCTCACCCCGGCGGAGGAGCTCGTAGTTGCAAACGAAAATGCTCATCCCGAAATGAGCGGCGGCCCGTTTCCAGCTCGGCCGGACGGCCTTCGGGCAAACGACGTACACCGGGCGATTAAGGATGAAGGCGGCGGCGAGACTCGCGTAAGTCTTCCCGGTTCCCGTGTCGGACGCGTCGAGGGCCCCGTTATAGGTCGAGAGGGCTTTGACGAGCCGGCGGACCGAAGGGATCTGGAACGGGAGGAGTTTCTTCTCGATGAGCTTGAACCGGGCGTACTGCTCGGCCGTGAGCTTGGCGTGCTTACCCTCGAGGGCTTCCTTGAGCTCGAGCCGTTCCTCTTCCCGGCGGAGCCGCTCGGCTTCGACCACGGCGGGATCCAGCGGGAGCCACCAAAGGATTTCATACACGGGCAACCCGGCGTCGTCGTGCTTGACGTATTTGACGGTGATCCCGGCGGACCGGAGGGCTTCCCGGTTTGCGTTCCAGGTGTCCCAAAAGGAGTGCCCCCGCTCGGCCGGGGCCTTGCGGAGCATTCGGTCGCCGTTCTTCGTGGCGACCCGGACGGGTGCCGTCCACGGGAGGATTGTTTCGAGGTTGATATTCATATTTGACATATGGGTTGGTTAAGCGGGTTGCTGGCCCATCAAAGGTGGGAAAGTCCTTGGGACTTGAAGAGGTCCATCGTCGCGTCCCGTTGGAGCCCGGTGAGCTGCCCCCAATCGGCGGAAGCCCAACGGTCCGCCAAGGCGGTCCAATGGGGATGTCTCATTGTTGCATCCGTCCGGATCAGGGCAAGGCGCTCGGCTTTGCTCATACGGTCCCACCTGTATCCGGCCGGCCCGACGTTTTTCGTGTTCTTACTCATGGGTATGTATTAGCGGGTCGTAGGCCCACCAGGTTTGAGAATCACTCCGCGGCCCATCCGCCCACAAGCCAATACTCCTCGGTGGCCGTTTTAACGGTAACGGCGAGGACCGGGCCCCACTTCTCGGTGTTTTCCCAAATGTAATCCTCGGCGGCGTCCCGGTCCTTGAAAACCTGGGAGGACGTTTTGATCCCGCGGGTTGTGGAGATGGTCCCGTTGTATTGGTCCTGCCCGTATTCGCGGGTTGCCCCGTCCACGGCGGCCCGATACCACTTGGTGAGGTCGGTGCCCTTGGTTACTTTGAATCCTCCGATGTTCGTTGCGCCCATATTCTCGTTTGTGTTAATTGTTTACCGTCGGGTATGTATAAGCGGGTGTCAGGCCCGTTTCCGTTTGAGAACTTGCTTGGCGTCGAGTTGGGCGGAGTAGGTGCGCCCGTGCGTTTCGTGGACCACCGAGGCCCGGCCCGCTTCGTAGGCGGCCTCGAGCGCGGCTTTGATCTGCCAAACTGCTTGATCGCTAAAGTCGAGCCCGTCGGAACGGCGGGTGTCGAGGGTTTCCAAATGGAGGGTTTCGCGGGCGATCCCGAGGAGGGTCGCGTCCCGGCCCGTTGTTTCGTTTTTGTTCATGTTCTTCATACGAGATGATATAAGCGGGTCGCAGGCCCATTCATTTTGGGAAAGAGTCCACTTCGACGGTCCACGGGTTCCCGCAGGAGGATCCGTTGTTGTAACGGACGCTGATCCCGCCGGCCTGGGCCCGGAAGGCATCGGCCTCTTCCTTTGTAGCGAACGTTCGTATGGTCCGGGCGGCGGGCGGAGTAAGCGGGTTGCCGGATCCGACTTGGACCGCCATCCCGCGGAAGATCCCACGGTCCTTCATAAAGGCCTTGGCTTCCTCCTCGGTGGCAAACCGGGTGGACTTCCT